TGCATTAACTGCTGACAACGCTTCAACCTTCGGCTCATCTTTCGGTGTCTCGCTCTGCTCGCGTGTCTTGATAAAACCCGCCTTCTTAAGCAGGTCATTACCGGCGGCGCGCGTGTCAGAGATTAGGCACTCAGCGTGCTTCGCGTCGTGTGTCTCAACCAACAATTCATTGTTGGGGCCGAGCGCACACTTCACATAGTTTTCAGCGCGCAACTTGTAGAGCGAAAACATTGCGCGATGAAACATGTTCTGCGCAGCGACCAAAGGCTTGCGATCATTCTCAATCTGAGAATTGAGAGTGATTAGACGCGAAGTCTTATTCGCGTCCTTACCTTTCTTCGTTGCCTTGTAATCAGCACGCAAACCCTCGAACGCAGCGTTCGCGAGCTTGTATTCCTCACACTGTGAAAGGAATGCGTTCTGATGCATCAGGCGCGTATGAATTGAAGTGTCCTTAAACTTCGTTCCATCCGGGCGCGTGACAGTCTGCGTCATTGGCGCTTTGAAGTAATCACCAATGCGCTTGAGTGTGTAACGTTCGCCGTTCGCATACTCATATGAGAAAAGCGAAACGACCATTCCGCTTTCCGCTTTGCCGCTGATGACGGCGCCATGCATTGCATCAGCGATCACATTCTCAATCGCGTATGCAGGAGCGTTCGTCATCGCTTTCGCGATTGCCTTGTCTTCTGCGTCCGTGTTCTCCACGCGAGCAGTCTGGATCGCAGCGACATTGCTTTCGACCAGCGAGGCAATCGGTGGCGTCGGCTCTTTGATCGCTTCAAGTTTTTCAACCTTCTTTGCGATCTTCTTTGCGTCGATTGCCTTGCGAACACGCTTGGCATTCTTCGCATCAAGAGCGGCGCGAGCGATGGTCTTCTTTGACTTAGACATTTGTGTAGTACCTTCTATGTTTGAACACGACACAACAACGCGCGCACGGAATGTCCGCGCGTCTCGCCGTGTTCTGTTTTCAAACAACGCTGGAAGGTGCGTCACCGCAGCAACCAGATAGCCAATCAACGAAGCATCATACTAGCAATTCTATAGGCTTAGATCAAACCGTTCTGAGTGCTCGCAACGCTGAAAAGTTTATTCGGAATAAAGTTTTCGCCGTTAGTCGCGCTAGTACAATGCTATTGTGTTATCACAGTTCATACATACGTTGCATTGTTATGTGTGTCACGATTTGTCCAGGCATTGCTATGTTCGCTTATACTGATGCGTTAGATGTTGCGTTGAGCCGCGTTGCTACAAGTCACTGCGGCAGTAGGACAAAAGCAAAAAACAAACTGTGTTAACATTTCACCTAGCGCGGTTGATATATGTACTACATGAATTGGATATGTCATCGTGGTTGTACAACTGCCAAGTCCCCCCCAAAACCCAAAGTTGTAACGGGGGCGAACCTGTGCTCGCACAGGTGAGGTTGGATGTCCCCCCTTTCCCCAATGTCGTTATAGATCGCGCTAGTAGTTACATCATATACGTAATAGATGCTTGTAGATGTTTATATGTATAAGAGAATTGGTGAGATGTTGTTGTATATATTAGCGCGATTTGATTATTGATGTATTATAATACAGTAAGTCGGGAGGGGGCGTCTCTCCGAGCCGCGCATGTATTATGAGTTGTATATATAACCACACCCAACCCCGCCACCCCGCCTAGGGTATATAGAAAGAAAGAGGTTGTCAATATGCTATATATATGCATACTACAATAGGATGCTACTATAAGGAGTGCTCACATGCCTACTGGTGGATGGAGTGGTTTGTGGAATCGACTTGAAGGCAAGCAGCATGATCTATTGATACCTAGAGGCCATGTTACCGCTCGACGTGTTAGTAAGATCGTTAAGAATGGTATTGGTAACACTCTTGCTGCTGAACGTGTGTTTCCTAATCTTAATGAAGACGTGAAACAAGTTACACCGACGCAGCAACCCGGTCAGCCTGTTGTTAATGGTGGACTCATTCCAATTGCTGTTAACCCTCTTACACCTGTTCCTGCGGCGACGTTCGTTGCAATGGTGGAGAAAGCTAACAAGCCAACTACCTATCCGCCCGACTTGAGCGGTAATGGTGGTGGAGGGAAGATGGGCCTTCGCTTCTAATTGTACTTATACTTAACTCTCCCGACCATCTAAGCGACGATCTCTCATCTAGCTTTATTGTGCGTTCCCCCGACGTGCATGAGCCGCAACTGGATGAACGGGTCGTCGCTCTTTCTTTATACGTATAAGGGGTTGAGATGCCCACGCGCCAAGAGATTATTGAATACATTACAAATGCTGCTGAACGAAGGGGGATTGATCCTAATGTTGCTCTCCGTGTAATCAAAGGTGAGAGTAGCTTTAATCCCGCAGCGAAGTTAGTTACACCTAGAGAGGCGAGTTACGGCCTCACTCAATTGAATATTAAGAATGGATTAGGTGTTGATGCTCTACGTAAAGGCATCGATCCTCGTGATCCTTCTCAATGGCAACAGCATGTAGACTTCTCACTCGATCAAGTGAAGAAGGGTGGATGGACGCCTTGGTCTGCTGCCGCGAAGGCTGGTATATCGAGATGGGGTGGTGTACAGCGCGACTTTAATCCTGAGAATATCCGCCCTCCTAAATCTATTGATATAGGCGATAAACCTACGCTTGCATCTCTTAATCCCCCCACTAAACCCACTGCTAAACCCCGATCCGATATGAGTGGCGGGATGCAGGCAGTATTAAGTCAACTAGCTCCAACCGAGGCTGGAAACATGGCACGTCCTTCTATTCCAGACGCTATTAGAGAAGCGATGGATGAAACGATGAGTGGTCGCGGTAAGGTACGTACAGCAGGCTTCGTACCGCCAGGATTAACTAAAGGTGCTGCTGAAACGAGAGGTGCTGCTAATAGACAGGTAGCTCCTCGCGGTACGATGAAAGATGTCGAAGGTGAAGCGAAGCGCGCACAGGAATTGAGGAATGTTCCTAATGCTGGTGAACAGATCGCTGGTGGTGGTAGAGGTACATCTCCTGCTGAACAGAAAGCATTAGCTGCATGGTCAGAGGCGAATGACTTATATCTTAGTGGTAAAGGTCCAGACCCCGGTCCTCCTCCTCCCGTTGAAGGATTAACTGTTCCTCCGCGTGTTCGTAGTGCAACTGATCCCGCCGGTGCTGTTGATCCTCGCACTGGTACAGCATTGCAACGAACTGATCCCAACTTAGCAGCACAGAACGATCCTGCGGGTCAGTCGGTTATAGCTGCGAAGATTAGAGGATACGCAAAGCCGGGTGTGGGTGCTGCTGAACCTGAAGGTCCGTCTAACGCTGCAAAAGCTGCGGGTGCAGGACTCGCGGTTACTGCTGGTGGTGCAGCGGGAATTGCAACACGACCTGATGAAGACCCTGCATTGAAAGCTGTTGAAGAGAAGATGCAAGCTGCTCCACCGAATATTGATCCGGGTACAGCGAAAGCATTAGCAGAACAAGAGCGAACTGCTGGTATGCCTCCGGGTACATTGAGTGGAGGGAATGCTGGATGGAAGACATCTGCACTTAAAGATATAATGCCTGTGATGCAGGAAGTTGTTAAAGACCCACAAGCTCGTGAAGCCGTTAAGGTGTTGGCGACAAAAGCTGTACAAGTGAAGGCACAACGCGATGCGATGCAAGCGGATGTTGCTAAAGATCCTACATACTATCAACGAACACAGGCAATGCGTCAACAACAGCAGATGCCTAATGATCCTAACAATCCATTAGCTGAACGACAGATGATGGATGCTGTTAATAGGGATCAACGCGGTGCTATGACGCGCCGAATGCCACCACAAGCATCACAAGCTATTGCTGGTACACAAGACCCCGCAGTCGCAGCAGTACAACAACAGATACAACAGGCACCTCCATCTGCGCGACCTCCCGTAGTTGCTCAAGGAGATCAACGACCACCGTGGGCGCTTAACAATCCTTATCCTCCGGGTGTCACTCCTACTCCGGGTGCGTATGATCCTTCTGGTGGTGTTCAAGGGATGCCGAATGCGGGACAAGTGCCGATGGACCCTGCAATGATGCAGTTGATGCAGTTCTTTGGTGGTGGGGGTGCGCCTAGTGAGTGATATACTTACACTAGCTGATGGTACGAAGATCGATAAGGCTACAGGGGGAGTGATCGGTGCTGAGAAACCGACACCTGAATTGCTAGACGAGAATGATGAGTCGGTTGACGAGGAAGAGATAAGTGCGATTAAGAAGCGTATACCTATTAATCGTTTCCTCGCTGATCTTCCTGGGGATATTAATAGTACACGGGCGATTGCTGTAATAGCTGGCCTGACTTTATTCGGGTTGAACGATCGGGAGATATCCATAGTCTGTGGTACGGAGATGGATAAGGTAACTGCGATTAAAGAGAGTGAACGGTTTGGTGACTTCTCGAGTGGGATCATCGATAACGTCTTACGTGCTCAGAGTGATAATGTGAGAGCGATGTTTATCACTAATGCTAAGACGGCCGCGGAGCATATTATAAGTGGATTGAATAGTAAGGAGATGGGTGTTCGTTATATGGCATCTAAAGAGGTACTAGATCGTGGTGGATTTAGACCTGTCGATGTGGTTGAGCATCGTGTTAAACATGAGAATGAATTGAAGATCGTACACATTAGAGGCGATGCTGAGAAACATGTGACTATAGATACTGATTACGAAGAGGCACTCTGATGGATGAGGATCAGAATAGTATTCTGTTTCAAGCGATGCAGAATGAGATGAACCCGCAAGCTATGCAAGCATCGATGCGAATGACTGATCCTAATAATCCGTATCCTATTGGCGCGGATATGAGATTAAAGAGTCCGGGTGGTCCGCTCAGTAATCCTCTAAGAATGCAACGACCACCTACTGACTTTGCAGGAAGACCGAGTGGGGCAAATGAGAATATGAGAGGTCCGGTTGTAGATAGGATGCAACAATTCCAACGACAACAACAAGAGAATATGCGCAACCAGATTATGAATGAAGTAGCACAAGAGGCACAGACAGCTAATCCTGCTAATAAAGGAATGATGCAGCGGATATTGGACTTCTATAGGGGTATAGATTGATGCCCGGAGAGTATGACGAGATCATTGCTGCGATAATGAACAATCAGGGATTGATGCAAGATCGCCCTGAAGACATTAGTGGTCCGCCTATTCCCCATCCTGAGAACTTGTTTAACAATATACCGACACAACCGCCACGTCCGCGGTCACTATTGCATCGTGTGCATCCTAATGAGCCAAAGGATGATACAGCGACAGAGCTTCAGAAGTATATGAACGATCAGAAGACATATGATGAGAGGAATGCTGCGGGTATTGATACAATGAGGCCACAGCATCGCAATGATGGAGGACGTAATTTCATGGATGAGCTTGAAGCTCCTCCACCTGATGCTCCAAGTGGTAATGTTGTGCGAGATCAGTTCAACAACCTTCCTCCTCCTGATCCAAGCAACACAAGATACCCAATGACGGTCATGCCTCCACAAGAGATGATGCAATTGATGCAATTTTACACAGATAACGGAGGAAGTATCTAATGGTTGCGCCTACTGTACGTGCATCTACTACAAAGAGGGCACGGAAGGATGAAGTTTTCAATAAGATGACCACTGTTCGTGGATTTGGACCTGAACAGGGAGCTAATCTCAAGCGTGCGATGGCAGAAGTCATCAGTGCGGGTAAAGAGGGCAGAGATGCGATGAGTAAAATCAGCGAACGCCTCAACGCACAGCAGAAAAACCTTAAACCTAGCCACAAGAAGTGATAGGAGTGAAAGATGGCGACTAATCCTCAAGCTAATGGTGTTGCTCAGGACTTGACTAATCGAATTGTGCGTAAGCCTGCTAATATTGCTAGTGGTGCGACTATTAGTCAGCCGATCTTGATGCACGGTTCTCCTCTCGTTGGTGTTGACTGTAGTGCATTGTCAAGTGTGGCATTTACTCTCCTTAATAGTATCGATGGTGGTCTGTCGTATCGTGCAGTAGAAGACGCAGTGAGCGGTAATCCTATTAGTATGATCGTTGAAGCTAATCGGTATCACCATGTCAGCCCTCCCATTCGCGGATTGGATATGGTTAAGGTGGTATGTGGTACTGCGGAGGCTGCTGCTCGTACTGTGATCCTTGTGAGTGATAATACGAGGCGCTAGTGTTCAGACAGCACGTCAATACTCCGAGATATGCGAAAGACGCTGCTACGAAGCAGTACGTCGATGACGTATTTGACCAAGTGAAGCCAGGTGCGTCGTCGTCTGTCTTTGATTATCGATGTGATGCTACAAATACCAGTCCAAATGATCCGGGTGCTGGTAAATATAAGTATAGCGCGACTCCGCAGAACTCAGCGGAAACGTTGTACATGGATTGGCTCACACAAGATGGCTTCGACGTAGTTGCACTCTTCACTACGATGAAGTTTGGTGATGAGTTCATTATACAGGATAAAGATTTATCAGTTAACTATCAGAAGTGGAAGTTACTCGGTCCTGCACAGATAATGCCGGATTGGTTTCAGATACCCGTACAGTTTATAGAGGGTGATGCAGTATTTACTAATAACCAACTAGTGTCGTTTGTGGTTACGTTTGTTGGACAAGAGGGTGAACCGGGTCCAATGGGTCCACAAGGTCCAACTGGATCACAGGGACCGATTGGTGAGACAGGACCGGGTGTAGCTGCTGGCGGTAGTACTGGACAGATACTATCGAAGATTAACAATGTCGATTATAACACACAATGGATAGCACCACCTACTGGTGATGTCACTAAATCATATGTGGATAATGCTGACTCGTTAAGAGTGATGAAGTCCGGCGATACGATGACCGGCGATCTAATAATGACTAAAGACACACCGCAGATGTGGCTTAATAGAACTGCTGCCGGTGCAAGTATTTTACGTGGGCAAAAGAATGGTCTTGAGCGTTGGGCGATTACATTAGGAGATGGCGACGCTGAGACAGGTGGTAATACTGGATCATCTTTCCGTATCTATAGTTTTGGTGATACTGGCGTAAATATCGGTATGCCGTTTACAATCAATCGAGCAACTAGCGTTGTTAATTTTGCAGTTGCTCCAACAGTAGCCGGTGCGCCTATTAGTGCTGGTGGAGCGTATCTACCATTAACTGGTGGTGTGTTATCGGGTGGAATATCTATAGATTATTCTCCGTATCCTGTTCTTTCAATAAATGATACAGGAACGACAGGCTCTTGTCCGATACTATCAGGAAAAAGACAGAACAAAAATCGTTGGGATTTGCTATTAGGATTAGGTGCTGAGAGTGGCACCAGTACAGGATCGGACTTTCTAATACGTCGATATGATAATGCAGGTACGTATCTAGATGATCCAATTGGTATTACACGAGCAGATGGATCGGTACGCCTTAAATACACATTCTTCTCGCTCGGTATAAATGTAGCAGGGGCAATATATGCACCCTCAAAAGGACACCATTTCGGTGTTGCTAGTGGCAGTCAGGGTGTGTTAGCTGATGCGAACATAAAACTGTATGATAATGGCGGTGGTAATTGGTGTGGGATGGGCACCGACAACTTCGGCGCCTTCTGGATACGTACAGGACTAGCAGACTCGGCAGCAAAGAACTTTGTGATTAATAACGTTGGTAGAGTATTTGCAACGAATGGTTTGGCGCTCGGTAATAATACTGGTGCCTCTCCGACTGATGTCACTAAAAATCTTGCTCTCTATGGTGATGCCTACGGTATATCAGTTACAGGATACACACTCAATCTCGTTTCTAATGCTGTTTGTGGTCTTTCATTAGTGGAGAATGGTGCAGGCACGGTTTCGGCTAATTTTCAGGGGCCTATCAATACTCCTGGTGATGTTCGTGGTAAAGATTTCTACGCTAGTAGAGGTAATGGTACTGGTGTTTATTATTTCGCTGGTGGTGGTGATAAGTATTTATATTTCGATGGTAGTAACTTTCATCTCTCAGGTGCTCCGCTTGTTGCAAACATCCCAGGTTATTTCCCAAAAGCTGGAGGTACTGTAGATGGTAGTATGAATGTTAATGGTAATCTAAACATTTACGGTGGCGTATTGTATATGTCTACTGGTGGGCATTACTTCCAGTGGGATGGTGCTAATTACCACATGCCTCACGGTAATCTATTTATTCTAGGTCAACAAGCAGTCAAGCATTGGGACTCGACAGATTTAGGTAATCTCTATTGTTCTGGTAGTGTGGATGCACTTAATAGCTATAGAGGACGATTAGGACAGGGAGGTGCAGCATCTAACTATTTCAACATCTATTGGGATGGTCGAGCATTCCTATTCATGGAGACTAGTAACGTCGGACAGATTATGGGTGTCTCAGATTATCGTGCGAAAACTGATGTGGAGAACTTGAAGAGTATGTGGAAACAGGTGCTAGGATTGCGTCCTATTAGTTATAAGTTCTCCGATTGGACACCTGAATGGGAGGTAGAAAATGAGAAGAAACGTGCGGCAGAGGAGAAGAGAGAAATACGACCATTCGTAGGTGGTAGTAGACTTGAACAGTGGGGATTTATAGCACACGAACTACAAGAGACATTAATAGTTGAAGCGGCAACAGGCTATAAGGATGTTGTAGGAACTATACAATCTCCAAACTGGCAACCAATAGTAGCTGCTGTAACTAAGGCACTACAAGAAGCAATGCTCCGAATTGAAATCATCGAAGGGAAGCTACAATGAATGAAGAACAGCAGGCTATCAGTCAGAAGGTTGATAATAACGTTAAGATGTTGATCGGTGATCTGCATCTACAACTTATCGTTTTGAAGGCTCAGTTGGATATCAAGAACGAACAACCCATTCCAGTACAGGCGACGAATGGTAAGGATCACGAGAAGCGACCAACACTATAGGAGGGAGCGATGCCGATCGGACTGATCTTTTGGGTACTGATGCTAATCGTACTGGTATTCGGTATCATGCTTCGATCTCCGGCTTTCTCCGCGTACAGTTGGGGATGGGATTGGCTTCTATACATCCTGCTATTCCTTCTCGGTTGGAAGGTGTTCGGATTTATGGTTCACGCTTGATGACCGCGACCAAGGAATGGTTTCGTGATAACTCGACGCTTGTCTATTTCTTGATCGCACAGTTCATCGCTATCGGTGCAGGGGCGGCATCGATACTTGCGTATGCTGTCAAGTTAGAGACTCGCGTCTATACAATGGAGCATAGAGGAGCGGAGTATACAGTTGCGAGAATGGAAGAGATGAAGTTGAAGATTGCTATACTTGAACAGGGCATCAAACAGAATGAAGAGCAGATTAAACGCATTGTAGACGCCTTGACGAGAGAAATAGGTAAAAAGCCGTGACCAATTATGTAGTGAAAGAGAATGGCCTCAACGACAGGTTCTTCAAGTCGCGTGCTAAGATACGAGTTCTTGGTGGCGGCTTTGCTAACGGGAAGACTGCTAGTGCCTGTATTGAAGCACTCACCTTTGCCCGTGATTATCCGGGTTCAAATGGCCTTATGGCTCGTGCAACTTATCCTAAACTTAATGATACTTTGCGTAAGGAGTTTATTAAGTGGTGTCCGAAGCAGTGGATTAAGAACTTCCCGCTAGGTCAGAACTCCTCTAACATGTGTACACTGAAGAATGGCACCACTATTAACTTCAGGTATATGCAACAGCAGTCGAGAGGGGATGAAGCTGCTACGTCTAACCTACTCAGCGCGACTTATGACTGGATTGTAGTAGATCAGATTGAAGATCCAGAGATCGTACACAAAGACTTCCTCGATCTGATGGGCCGTCTACGTGGATCAACACCGTATATTGGTGAAGACCCTACGATGCCACATACTGGTCCGAGAATGATGATACTCACCTGTAACCCGACACGTAATTGGGTGTATAAGAAGCTCGTCCATCCTTATCATATGTATAAGGAGAAGAATATCGTAATGAACGACTTGATCGTCCTACGTGATAAGGACGGGAAGCCTATTAAAGATGCAGATGGTAAGTATCAGCTATTGATGGATGTCATTGAGGGCAGTACTTACGAGAACGCACACGTACTAGAGCCTGACGTTATCCAAGGGCTAGAGAGTACGTATACAGGACAGATGAAGGATCGCTTCCTATTAGGCAAGTGGGCAGCTTATGAGGGACTCGTCTATCCACAGTACAGCGATCTCACTCATAGTGTTGAACATCAGGACGTTATACGTATATGGAATGAGCTAATAGACAAAGGGTATATCGTACCGATCATCGATGGATATGACTTCGGCATTGCAGTCCCATCTTGCTACTTGATCGCATTCGTAGATGACGATGGCAACGTAATCATAATGGATGGGTTTTATAAGAGCGAGATGGGGATATTAGAGCAAGCCGATAAGATACGCAGTATCAGACAGAGATGGGGATTACCACAGGATCAAGACTGTTGGGCTGATCCAAATATCTTTAAGAGATACGGTGGTAATAGTGGTAACGTAAATGAAACAGTGGCTAGTCAATTTGCTAATCTCGGTGTTCCTATGCGCCGCGGTAATAACGACATTCTTGGCGGCATTGTTAAAGTTGGTAGTTATCTCACTACTAGTCGCTTTCATCGCAATCCTTTTACTGGTGAGTTCAACGCTCCTCATCTATACGTATCTCGTAACTTAGATTGGTGGATTGATGAGGTTGGTGGCTACTATTGGGATAAAGATAGTAAGGGTGAGCGTGATGACAGACCGAATGATCGTAATGACCATGCGATGGATACAACGAAGTACATGCTCACGAAGCTAGATGCTATCGCCCGACTCGATCCACGGCACAATCAGGAATATAAGTACTTGAAGTGGATGGAGAGTGAGCCTACAAACGTTGCAGCTAGGAAGTGGCGTCACGGCAGAGAACGTCAACAGCAGATGAGTGAGTTATCATAATGGAACCCGATGACGTTGCAACTGCTGCAATTAGTGAGAGCCTCGTTGAAGGCGGTGTGAAGCCTGAGAAGGCTGCTGAGAAATATTCACCATCTTATAAGATGATGGAAGATACAAAGATACCCGTATCGAAGCAGATGGGGAAATTGTGGAAATCCCGACGCGATCAGGCAAAGGCGAAGTTGAAGAATGAAGGGATAGCAGATGCGTGGGATGAGTGCATTCGGTACTATAATAATGACCAGGTTACTCATAGTAACATCAGCGATAGCCCTAATGTATCGCGCATGTCGAGAAAAGGTACGGGAATTTCGGACGAGCACATCGAAACCGAAAACGTAGTATTCGCTAATACTACTGCGCTAGTTCCCGCAACGTATGCGAAGAACCCCGATGTGGAACTAACTCCGACGAATAAGCAGGACGACAAGCTCGCTGCATTCTCTACATGTTGTGAGCGACTTGTTAATGCCCTCTTTGCCAAGAAGGTCTCTCCCGGTATCAACCTCAAGCCTAAAGCTCGTAAGTGTATCATCATGTGTACACTGACGAACGTTGCTTATATGGAGTTGGGATGGACGGAGAAGGAGGATAGCAGTGAGGCGACGCTTGCCGATATACAACATGAGGCGGATAGACTGGCGAAGGCAAAAGATATTCATGAGATTGAGGAAGTTGAGGGATGTTTGGCGGCGCTAGAGGACAAGATTAATGTTCTCAGTCCTGCTGGACCGTGGGCGAAGTTCAGACATCCAAAGGACGTATTACGTGATCCGGGTACTACACATAATGACCTGACCGACTGCAACTGGTTGATGATTGCAGACTTCGTACCGACGACACTGCTACGGGCTATTTACTTTAAGAAGAAGGAGGATAAAGACGACGAGTGGGAGTCGATCTACGCACCGACGCATATTCTAAATGCAAAGTCGAGTGGTGGACATGATGAGGAGATTAACAACTTCTCGCTATTAGATGGACATAAAGATTGCCACGCCTACGGATATGATGATGAGGACACATATGAAAAAGCGAAGTACACGAAAGTCTGGAGAGTCTACGACAGAGTTACTCGCAGGCTACTGCTATTTAACGATAAGAATTGGTCATGGCCCATTTGGGTTTGGGACGACCCTTACAATCTCACCAACTTCTTCCCCGTCGTTTGCTTGGAGTTTTATACCGATCCAGAAGGAGATTATGCTAGATCGGAGGTGATGTATTATCTCGATCAACAGGATGCGATTAATGAGATCGCTAGTGAGCGTCGTAGAGCGATAGCATGGGCACGTAAGAATGTGTTCTACGATATCGACTCGATTAAAGACCCTGCAATCATCTCAGCCTTTCTTAGTGGCGCTGAGAAAGGAGGGGCGGTTGGTGTGAAGGTGCCTGACGGTAAGAAGATACAAGACATTATCTTCAGTGTACCTCCACCATCTGGTCAATTTATGCAACTGTTTGATGCACAGCCTTATCTACAGGCGATTGATCGTGTGTCATCAGTCACGAACGTAATGAGAGGTGTGGAGTATAAGACCAATACGACTAATAAGGCTATCGAGTCGTATGAAAGCCAAACGCAGACACGCCTTGATGAGAAGATTGACCAGATTGAAGAGTTCATTGGTAACATCGGTGCGATCCTCTTAGAACTCTGCGTATCTAAGATGCCTGCTGAGATGGTCGCAGTGCTTGTAGAACCGAAGAGTGCTGAAGTGTGGTCAATGCTCACGCCAATGACCCCTCAAGACTTCCACTCTAAGATATCATTGAGAATGGTTGGTGGATCGGCACTCAAACCTACAGCACGTACTAAGAAGGAAGAGGCAGTTCAGATCGGACAGGTGCTCGGTCAATTCGGCAAGGCAGTACCCGCGTCGATACTTGTAATGATGAAAGTGTTTGAGAGAGCCTTTGATGAGGTAGTTATAACAGAGGAGGATTGGGGATTAATTAGAGCGTCTATTGAGAAACAGTTGGCCCCGGAGGAAGGCGGACAGCAACAACCCGGTGGAGATCAACTAGCTGAAGTCGAACAACAGATAAACCAACTACCTCCACAAGCTAAACAAGCTCTTGGAGCAGCTATGGCTAAAGGTGTACCCATCAGACAAGCGATGGAAGAGATTATGATGAGGGTACAACAAGGCCAGCAGAATAGAGTTACGGAGATACACAATGAAAGTGCGACTCCGAAGCAACCTAGTATAGCTAGAGGACAGCAAAATGGCGCCCCGCAGGGAATCCCTCAACAGTGACGTAGAAGACGGAATGCTTGATGAAGTACCTGGACTTGCAGAAGATACAGGTGGTGATGAGTTTTCTGGTGTTGAAGGTGGTGAGGAAGTAGAAGCTGAACCACGACACTCACAACAACAGCAAGACCCAACTGAATTACGCCAGCAGGATGAAGGTCAAGTAAGATATGACCAAGCTGGTAATGTTGTAGACGCACGGGGCAATATAGTAGCCCCCGCTGGTCGTGGTCGTAGACTTGATGAGCAGAATAGAAGATATCGCGGTCTATTGGATGCTAAAGAGCGCGAGCTTCAACAGTTTAAGGCACAGGTGAGTGAGGCGAACTTCCTTAATGGGGCACCGGCAAAACTCGGCCTAAACAACGATGAGACGGCCGCTGCCCTTGACATGATGGCGCTTTTCAAGAATAATCCGTCGCAGCTTGTGCAGATTGTTCTAGCTGAAGCGCAGGCTAAAGGAGTAGACTTAAATAAATTACTCGGATCGAACATAGGTGCTGTTCAGACCGATGCGATTAAGAAGTTGCTGGATGAACGTTTAGCTCCTCTAGACAAGATCAATAAAGAGCGAGCAGAGAACGAACGAGTCACTTCAGCAGTTCAGACACGTTATAATACATTCCTGTCTAAATACCCTGACGCTGATCCGCATCAGGATGCTATCGCGAACTTAATGCGTACACAGGGGCTTCACGAGACTGAGGCTTACTTTAGAGTACGCGAGTTTGCGCTACGGAATGGACTTGATTTCAATAGTCCACTAGGCCCGCAGCTTGCTCAGGTGATGCAGCGTGGTCAGCCGCAGCAACAGACAGCATCTCGTCGTCGTCCTATTGTTAATGGCCGTGCGCCAAGTAACGGGATGACAGAACGGAAAACAGAGGTGTCTTCTCCTGATCGATCTTACGCTTCGATCATTGACGAAGCACTCGCAGAGTCAGGATACCAAGGCTAATGTCAACACTAGCAACGGTTCTCAACTCAACTCTCACTAAGTCGCGTGGGAAGTTGATTATGGCTGCTGTTAAATCCAACGCTTTCGTAGCGTGGGCGATGGCTACCAATCGCGTCGAATATGAAGATGGCGGTTGGGAAATTACTAATCCTCTCACGGTCGGTCGCAACCCGAATGTGGGAACGTATGAGTACTACCAGACTCTCCCGGTCAATCAGACGAATGAGTTTACGACTGTTCGTTATGGTTGGTCACGTTTCGCTGGTACGGTTATCATCAGCGAGCAGGAAGAGGATGAGAACAAAGGACGAGCACAAATCTTCAAGCTGATGAAGGCGAAGATGGAAGTGCTTGAGGAGTCGATCAAAGAACAATTTAGTGCGTACCTATACGCAGCGGGTGGTGGTACTGATCCACTCGGTCTTGCGTCTCTGATCCCCGATGATCCTACTACTGGTTCACTCGGTGGTCTGTCGCGTGCCTCTGAGCCACAGTGGCGCACTTCGTCCTATGACTTCAATGTTGGTGGCATCGATAGTACGAACATTGAAGAAGCTCTCGATGACGTTCTTATGGACCTCACTGTTAAAGGTGAGAAGCCCGATATTATGCTCTGTGGGCGTAATCTCTATCGTATCTACCGCGCTGCTGTCAGAGATAAGGTTATGATTAACCTTAGTGAGAGCAATGGTGGGAAGAAGATGATGGATCTTGGTTTCAAAGGGATCAGTCATCAAGGCGTTCCGATGATGTATGATGAAGACTGCCCTGTGAATAAGATCTACTTCATCAACTCAAAATATCTACGCCTTCACGTTCTTAAACATGTGAACATGAAGGTGAAAGACCTCACTGCCCCGTGGAACGTGGACGCGAATGGTAGCCGTGTTGTGTGGCAAGGACAGTTCTGTCTTTGGAAGGCATATCGCACGCACGCCGTTCTCATTAATGAGTGAGATAGATGGCACAAGCAGTACAACTCAAGACCGATAAACCCGTACCTAAATTCACAGTCGAAGAGGGTGGGGTTTATAAGCGTCGTGTCGCTGAGTATAATAAAGAGAAGCGCACGTTTGAATATAAGGAGATTGAGGAGCCTTCTAGCTATATCCTCAAGTTTCCGAAAGGCCACTCTATCCGCGTGAGAACCCGTGCAGAGGTAGAGCGTCTCGTTGGTGATCCCGAATATGTTGAACTCATCGATCTAGAGACTAGCGATGTAGTCGGGGCCATTCAGCGACCTCTTCCTACTAAGAAGAAAGGAGACAACTGATGGCTCAAGGTGTAAACTCTCAGCATTTCGATACTTGGAACCAGCAAGTTAATATGTACGTGCCTGATGCTCAATTCAGCGCGGACATTGACTATGTGACTGGTGAGTATCGAGCTGACTATGGTGCCGTTCCTACTCTCAGTGCGAACGGTATTCTCGCTGCGGGCAATTGGGGCGTTGCTGGTTCTACCAACGTCTTCACTCCTGACTATCGCTCTAAACTCGGCCCCTTTGGTCGTCAGCTTTCCTTCGTATCACTCGCAACGGCTGCTAACGTCGTTACCATTCTTGGTCGCGACTATATGGGACAGCCTATTCGTGAGACGCTGACACTTAATGGTGCGACTGCGGTTAATACGCTGAAGATTTATCGCAGCCTTGACACGCTGAGT